CGTATGCCATCGGCACGTGTGCCTGAACCTCGCCTAGGGCGAATTAGTACCAAAGAGGAAGCTGCGGGGAAGGTGCGGATCTTTGCGTTAGTAGATTACTGGACGCAAACGCTGCTGAAACAGCTACATACCCATCTCTATGAGATGCTAAGGTTGATCCCGACGGATTGTACGTTTGATCAGCAGGCGGGGGTCCGAAGAGCCGCCGCGGCGGCAGCATCCGGAGTTAAGAACTTTTGGAGCTTCGACCTCTCTGCTGCAACGGACCGGTTCCCGGTACGTTTGCAAACGGAGCTATTAGCTACAATCTTCCGGGATCCAGGTGCTTACGAGTTCGCGGAACTCTGGCGAAAGCTGCTGGTAGATAGGACTTATGCTATTAGCACGGAGGATGCAAAGAAAATCGCCACTGGCGATGACTTCTTTACGCTCGGAGACTTAAAGATCCGAGTGAAGCCTCTCCTTCATAAGGAGGTCCGATACGCCTGTGGGCAACCCATGGGCGCCTACTCAAGTTGGGCAACGTTCGCTCTTTCCCATCATATGCTAATACAATTAGCAGCCCGATTATCGGGCTTCAAAGGCTGGTGGTTGAACTACCAACTGCTCGGAGATGACGTAGTCCTCTGGGGTGATGATGTGTTGAGCGAACGGGTTGCCAATGAGTACCTCTCGCTTTGTCAAAGGATCGGAGTCGCCGTAAACCTGAGTAAGTCTCTGGTTTCTAACCAGGGCGTATTCGAGTTTGCCAAGGCTCTCGTCGTGGAGGGAACCTCCCTCACGCCATTCCATCTGAAAGAATGGAGCGTCGCCTTTAAGACACCTCAAGCGTTCGTCGGGTTTATCAGCCTGATGTTGGAGCGAAAAGTGGTAGTCACGCCCTTACGAGCGGTTCTCACCTGGTTCCACGCGAAAGGACTGAGACTTTCAGTCGCGGCCCTGCGTAAGACGTTCAACGTCTGGCCTCCGCACGTGGCCCAATTGGTGATTCTCCTGTTCTCCCCCGTAGGACCCTTCCCCATGTCGGTAAAGCCGTGGAGCCAGGTGTTATCCGGTAAAATTCCGGACCTGGGTGACGCGGACGTCGCATGGCCGACACCGCCTATAGCTAAAGCTACGGACGGAGCGATAATCAAGCATGATTGTGATCATGTCTTAATTAGGGAAGCCCTGTGGGAAGAATGGGAGAAAGCAGCTGTGCGCCTTGCTAGCAAATGCTTTAACACGCCTGCGAGGCAAGCGGCCGCAGTCGAACAGATCATCACCGACGCTTGGCGACGGGGATGCGAGCCAATCGCACCGTTAGACGGTAGCGAGAAGACCAAAACGGTCATGCTGTTATCGGAGATCCTCCGAAACAGTGTCTCGACCGAAGGTGTGAACACCTCCGAGATTGTCCGAATGCTATCCATCCACCCTTGGGAGACCGAATCCGCGAGGATTTGGCGCTCCCTTTGGAAAGCTGGACTGCCGTTTGTGTACAAGGATGTGGCAGCAGGAGGGATGCAAGACGCCAACTGGTGGATCGGCGAGGACCTTCCGGACGACACTACTCCAGGAGGTATCGTCCAAGCTAGTCGGGAGAGGTCTGAGAGACCTCTGGAGGAATTCCTTTCCTCGCCCAGCCCAGAGGTGCTGGGTCTGTCTCTGCCAACCACGCTCTCTGAGCGTGAGCAGGAGCAGAAATTCCGAAGCTCATTGATACTCAAAGCCTTTAAGGCGATGGGTCGGAAGTTTGTCGATCGACAAGATGACCTAAATGAGTCGAAGAATCATCAGGTGTATCTCCAGCCTACCACTCCAGTACCGGCTAAGCCGCGACCGATGAGTACCCGAGAGAGCTACATCGTGGCTGCTTTCGGAGGTGAAGTACAATGGTTGTACTTCGCCTTCTCCCTTTCAGCCTACAAGGCGTGGTTAGTCTGGGACTACCAGGAGAGGTTCCGGAAGCTCCGCGAGGAGCGCGTCTGGAAGCCTTCTTCGGCGTGACCGCTTTCCTAGACTAGGTTAGCGTGAATAGTCCCTCATGGACTAGGGGCCGCGGGCCCTTTCGTGCCAAGTGACACACCTTCTCGGTCCCCTTTGGGGAGAAAGTAAGAGATCGACCTCCTCTCGCTGGAAGCGTAGTGATAGAGGGATCATGTGCTTGACGAGGCAACTCCGATGGTGCACGATCCTATCTGGAGTTGGGCTGTCTCTCCACAGGCTCGGCCTGAAAGAGATGCGTTTCTAACTTCACGGAACACACCTCGGTCACTCTCGACCGGGGGGGGGAAGAAGTTAGAGCCTCCCGCCGCTGGGCATGCGCCCGCTAGCCGAAACCCTGGTGAGGGATCGACTAGTTTGCGGAGGGGGGGCAGGGGCCTTCCCG